GAATCCCGACAAGCCCAAAGAGGATTACAAGGACTTTCCCGACTGCGTGCGCTACGCGGCGATGGAGCAGCCGGTGTACAAAGCGCCGGAGCAGGAGATCGATCAAGAGTTTGCCCGGATGCTGCTTGCGAGAGATAATCGTGCGGTTTCGGCCAACCCGTTGTACCATGGTTTGCAGGTGAGGTAGACGATAGCAGCACGGAGAGTTTGTGGATTATCTTTTGCATGGCCGAGCATCAAATTGCACGGAGAGCAGAGGATGCCGCGCACCTGCCCCGTTTTGTGATCGTGGTCAACATGCCACGGGTTCTTCCCTTCCGGGGACTTACATAAGCAAATCGGACACATCGACCCTTGCTTTAAGAAAAGAGACTCAAAATCTTTCATCGTTAATCCATACCATCTCCATAAGTTTCTTTCTTTCTGGGATTGCTTTACCTTTTCAGGGTTTCGATTTTGCCACCTTACGACAGTGGCTATCTTGTTCTCGCGGTCAGCAGCGTACGCCGCTCTCTTTCTTGCAGAAACTTCCTCCCTACGCTCTGCATAGCGAGCGCGATCTTTGGCTCTCATTTTCTCTATGTTTCGGTGGTAGTGACGTTTGGTATTTGCGCAGAGGCGGGCGCGGCGCTGCTCGTCGGTCTCTTTGGGATACAATTTTTGCAATGGGGTTGGCATGGATGGTCCTCCTAGACCTTAAGTGTGCGGGAGCTTACGACTCCCACAACCCCATTCTATCTGAAATAATGGGAAAGGTGGCCTAAAATCGCTCCCCTCTTGCCGTTTATTCCGCTCATCGCTGCCGGCGTAGGCGCGGCAACAACCATTGCCGCCATTGCCGAGATGCCCAAGGCTCCCACGGCACCCACCAACACCGCATCGACTGAGGCAACCGCCGCGCAGGATGCGGCCCAGGCGCAGGCCGCGGCGCTGTCGAAACGCCGCGGCATGAGCTCGACCATCCTGACGAGCCCGCTGGGAAGTGGCACCGCGCAGACAGCCAAGTCAACGCTGGGGGCAAGCTAATGAAAAATTTCGACATGAGTTTTACCCTGTACAGCCCCAAGTCGGACAAGACCTTCTTTAGCGTTATGGACCGCGACGATAAACACAGATCAATAAAAGATATCGTCCAACTCGTTGAGAATGCATACGATCTCGGTGTTGAGATGGAAGGCCAAATGACCATTGCAGACTTGGAAGAAAAAGTCCAGACTGCGAGGGCAAGCTAGATGCCGTACCCATTTACCAGCGGATCGCGCCAGTATCTCAACGAAAAGGGCTTCTCTCCCACCAAGTTGGGCGAACGGTCGAACGATCAGAAAGCCAAGGATGCACTCAAATATCTGCTCGTGCTGGCCGAGCAACGCCTTTTCTGGGAACCTCAAATTGATAACATCATCGCTTATGTGAACCATTCCAGACGGTTTATTACCGATAGAGACTTGTGGGCAGGCCAGCAGACCGGGCAGTTCGTCTACGACGACACCGCGATGCTGGCCCGGAACAAGCTGGTCGATGGCATGGTTGGATATTTATGTAGCAGAAACCAGCCGTGGTTCGGGCTTGAGATTCCCGGCAAGTTCAATTTTCCACGTCATTCGGGGATGCGCGCATGGAATGGCCAGCGCGTGGACGCCTATCCCCAGGTCCAACGATGGTTACAAGAGTGCCTGACGGTCATGTACTCGGCCTTCAACCGGAGCAATTTCTACGACCAGGTGACGGAGTTCATTTCAGACGGCGCCACTTGCGGGACCGCATCGGTGCTGGCCGAAGAGGATATTGAGAACGCGCGCATCACCTTCACCGTCCCCCACTTCCGCGAGATTTTCATTGCAGAGAACCAGTACGGCGAGGTCGATACCGTCTACCGCGTCTACAAGATGACGCTCCGGCAACTCGCGCAGAAGTTTGGCTGGGATGAGATGTGCCAGGTCGAGCGCAATTTCAAGCGGGACTACGAAAACAACATGTTCGGGGAGCGCGACGTTCTTCACGCGATCTATCCGCGCCAGGACTGCGAACCGTGGCGCATCGACGCCAAGGGAAAGAAGTGGGCGTCCGATTGGGTGTATTGCCGCGGTGGAAAGATTTTGGAGTACGGAAGCCAGAGCAAGGCCCCGGCACTCGCCAACGCAAAAGAGGCGATCATCAAAGAGGGCGGCTACGACACCATGCCCTCGATCGTGTGGCGCTGGCGCAAGAATTCCGACGAGGTGTACGGGCGCGGCCCGGCCCACGACGCCTTTGTATCGATTGCCAAGATAAATCAGATGGCGCGTACCAATCTGGTAACTGCCCAGCAAGCCGCCGAGCCGCCGCTGGTGGCCTACGCCGATTTGCGGGGAGCGATTCAGCGCAGCGCGGGCGGAATTACCTACATGGAGTCCAACCGGGGAGACATTCGGACCCGGATGCCCCAGCAGTTGACCACGGGCGTCCAGAATCTACCATTTACCGTAGAATTTCAGGACCGCGTGGGTGCGGTCATCAATGAGTTCTTCCACACTGACGTGTTCATGATGATGTCGCAACTGGCCCAGGGCGGCAAGAGCGAACGCATGGTCACAGAGCAGGTCATGGAGCTTCAGGGGGAGAAGGCGGCCATTCTCGGTACCCGAGTCGGCAACCTACAATCGGAGGCATTTGATCCTCTCATAAATCGCGTCTACTCCATTGAGGCTGCAGCCGGCCGCATTCCAACTCCCCCTGATATTTTGCTCGAGTCCGTACATGGCGGAGTCGAAGTTCAGTACCTCGGGCCGCTCGCCCAGGCTCAGACCCGGTTGACCACGGTACGGTCGATTCAGTCCTTCCTCCAGGTCGCCACGCAGATTGCCCAGATGGACCCGACCATCATCCACGCGATCAATGGACCGGAGATGCTGAGGACGGTAGCTGACAAGGTGGATTTGCCGGTGGATTGCGTTTATGATGCGAAGACCTTTGAGAAGATTATCCAGGGAATCAATCAACAGGCACAGCATCAGCAGATGGTTGAGGATGCGCCAAAGCTGGCGCGCGCCGCGGCGAGCATGGCCAAGGCGCCGGAAGCGGGAAGCGCGCTCCAGACCTTGATGGGCGGAGGCGAAAACAATGCCGCCTGATGCAATCCAGAGCGCGAAAGAAATGATACAAAGATACAAAAACGTATTCAGTACGGCTGAGGGCAAGATCGTTCTGGGCGACATTCTGACGCTGGGGCATTTCGGAGATCCGCTGATGCCGACTGACCCGGTTGCGGTTGCGGAATACAATGCTGCTATTATGATTGCGAGAATGGCTGGAGCCTTCGACGGGCTCTACAACGAACTGAGAATGACAAAGGAGAGTTGAGATGGCAGCAAGCGCACCGAACTTTGACAATATCCGGTTGGGTGGTCCTGACGGACTTCGCTACCCGATGGAGCTGGCTCCGGCCACTTTCGCAGTGACGACAGCCCCGACCTACTACACCGCTGCCGGGGCAATTCCCGTCGCTGGCGGAACCTACGTCATCAATGGAGCAGGTGCCCTGGCGATGACTCTGGCCGCGCCAACCAAGGCTCAGGACAACATGGTTCTCACCATCGTGGCCGGTACTGCTCACGCCCACACCGTCACCACGCCTGCAAACAAGATCAATGGGGCCGATGACACCGTGACCTATGCCGCGATCGGAGACAGCGTGGTTCTGCGGGCGATCAACGGAATCTGGATGGCCATTTCTCTTGGCGGTCCTACCCCGGCGATCCTGAGCGAGGTGTAGCGTGGCTGGCACTGGTGGCGGCAAAGGAGCGAGCAAAGGTGGCAAGGGCGGAAGCGCCGGTCCCAATGCTGCGCTCAACGATGACGAGGATCTGATGAACCGGCGGCGCGTGCTCTGGGGCAAGTGGAAGCGCACCAAGATGCCAGATCGCGTGATCGACTACGTTAACTCTCCGTCTGCGCCACGCAGAATTCCTTGACAATAAGTGACTCAAGTGTTTTGATTTGAAAAACGAAGGAACCTAACAATATGCCCGAAGTACTCGAAGTACCTCCCGTAACGGAATCTTTGGGATGGCGTGCTGGCCTGAGTGATGACCTTAAACAGAACGAAGCCTTTACGGGCTTCAAGACAGTCTCGGAATTTGGCAAGAGCTATCTTGATGTCTCGCAAAAGGCCAAGGACCTGGAAGGGAAACTCTCGGACTATGTGCCCAAACTGCCGGATAACGCAACCGATGAGGACCGAAATCTCTACTTCGATGCTTTAGGCCGACCGAAACAGCCCAGCGAATACGAGTTGGAC